TTCTACGCTTGCAAACCTCAAGAAAAACGTTTAGAAGGCGTTATCGTGGAGGCAAGAGATATTGACTACGAAATACCACAAGATTTAAGTTATTAGTTTGTTATTAGTTTTTATGTCTATGTTGCAGTTTTTCTTACATTCATTTATTGGTTTGGGAATAGGGTATTTGTTGTTCGTAGGATGGGATCATATTGATTTTAAAGAATATAGGTACGGGTACTCTGGTGCTATAGAAATCACGGTATGGCATTTACCAGGTGCAGTTTTGTTTATTTGGATGTGGTGTCCCGTATTATCAATAGTATTCCCTATAATAATAACGACTCTTTTAGTTGTAGGGATATATCGAGAAAGTTTTTTTAGTAATAGAAAAATACTTTTTTATCAAAATGGCTCTATGTCTTATAATATAAATGACATAACATTTAATAAACCTGCTCGTTTATTAAAAATAATAAAAAAACTTCGATCTATTGAAATATACAATCAATGGTTTTATAATGATCAGCTTGATATAGTATATATATACGGGGATGTTTCAGAATACCATTATCAGGATACTAATAAAGATAAATGTAGTTTAAATTTACTTGGAACTAAAGATTACAAGCTATTTCTAAGATTTGTCACTATAGCTTACAAAAAACAGATAAAGTATATTATATTGGATAAATTGGTATAACTACAATGTTATTATCTTATTGTTTATGTTTATTTATGCTAGCAAAATTATGGAATTCAATTATCGAGCTTAATGAAATAGCAATGGATTACGTTGGTGAACTTTATAACGAATATTTTGATAATTAATTTATATGCAAAACACAAAACATATTGCAAAATCTATCTTTAACACACCGAAAGTTAAAAGTAATTGCCAAAAAGCTATTGCAGATTTATTAACAAACTTAATTTATGAATCTAAGCAATATGGCGGTTTTACAAAAGAAATTGAGTATTTTGATTTTAATGAAAATATTGAATTTCAAGAACATTTTTATAAAGAATTGCAAACTTTATTAACAAAACAATTGAAAGAGCAAATTGTCTTTTGTAAAATAAAAGACAGACAGGATTGTGAATTATTAGGTAAAAAATTTAAAGTAGTATTGTAGTTGATTGTTTGATATATGACTGAAGGTGAAAAAGCGGGACTAATAATTGGGTGTATATACGGAGTATCTTTTTTAGGATATGGTATTTATAAATTAGTAGAATGTGTAAAACGTAGAAATAGACAATTAGATGTGCGACAAGAGCAGGAAGTACCCAATCACATTGACGTTAGTATTAACTTACATAACAATATACCAGTTGAACCTCGTATAGAATTAAACACATTTGAGCGAAATAATAAACTTGTAGAAAATAAAGAAAATATACTACCGAAAGAATCAAGATTAAAAATAACTAAAAGACAAGAAATCAATTACGAGGCAGGAAGTATTTTGCAAATGAGATAATATTCATTAGAAATCGATATGCTTAAAATTATAGCTTATATTCAATATATTTGTTGTTCTCTCGTGCTGCCAATTCTTTTAATTCCTTGTTATTCGATATTTTTTGAAAAAGGCGGTGTCGCAAGTTTTTTATTTATAGCAATGTGTCTAACGCAAGTTGTAACGATGGTTTTCTCTAGTATAATATTAGATCACATGGATTAATATAAATCTTTTTATGTCTATTAAAAAATTAAAAAATTTAAGAAAGAAACACAATACTCAAAATGCTTTAGATGAGATACTGTTTGTAGATAGAGAACGTCCTTTTTGTGTTTATAAAGATTTACATAAAACCAAGGTTAGTATTACCAAGGTTACAATTTATATTGCAATCATGTTGATGGTTTCTATCAGTATTTTTGTTTATATTTTTTAAAAATATGTCAAATAATGATCGGCACAAGCCAATGGAATTTGCAAAAAAAGCTGAGTTATATAGATTAGAATATGAAAGTGGTCGCATGACATTTGCTGACATTGCTAAATGTATGAAATGTGCATCGATAAAATTACCTTTACACGCAGAAACTCATAACTGGGATATTGAAGGTAGACGAGCAACAAAAAAAGCCTTAAGAGACATTAATAAAATAGAAATAACAAAAGAAATTTTGGCTACGTTACTTAAGGATATAGAATCAAATAAGGAAATACGACAAAAAAGACGATATAATGTTGTACGTCAAATTAAAACCATTAAAGTATCTGATATATTAAATGGGGGATTTATGGAGCAGTAGAGTCGGCTTTAGATACTGTTTTATCTTGACTTGCTTCTAAGGTAGCTCCCTCCTTGGATATATGTAGTTTGATCTTATCCATTGCCTTACTTGGTACAACCCATCCTACTATAATCAATAAGGAGTTAATGATAAATAACAATATAATATATCCCAGAATAAAATATAAATAAAATTTATATACTATTATAAAATTCTCTTCTGTACGTATTTTAAACGTTGCTATTATAAAAATGATAAAAGACAATCCAAATGTTGGTGGAGCGGATCTTAAAATGCAGTACAGACAACGCATAGCCATATTTCTACGATAAAACATATTTTTATCACCTGGACATAATGTAAAAAGTTTAAGAAAAGACTCGTCATCTGTGGAAGTTAGCCACGCCATAATATTTTTAACCTTAGTTGCAAACGCTGACAATATTTTCATATTATGTTATAATTTAGGACTATTCATCTTATTAATAAAAGATTTTGCAGACTCGATAAACCCAGTGATTTGACCTTTTGCAACGGAAAGATCTTTGTCTATAGATTCAATCTTTGTTACTTTATCTAAACCTAAACTTTTTTGAAAAGCAAGTGAATAAGGATTTTTTTTCATAAATTGCACTTCAAAAGTAGCCTTAGGATTAAATTCTTGAGTATTTGTAAGTAAAACATCTTTATAATATATTTTGGTAGCTTCCGACCCCACTCCTCTCATAAGTAGTTTTTCTTGGTAACTATTTGCAGGTAATATAAAAGAACTAAGAGAGCAATGAGATATTTTACCATTTTCAACTTTATCAATTTTTAAACCAAATATACCAACAACTTTATCATTTGCAATTAATGTATATAAACCATTTTTAAACTGGCTATTATTGTCTACAACCTCTTTTATTTTTTCAGCTTCAGATTGGATCATTCCTAGCGTGGCATATTTGATTAATAAATTTGTTGCAGTACTTGATAACTGTTTTTTAAGTTGATCAATACTAGGGGCTTTGTCTTGATTCGCAAGCATTACAACTCCAACGTCAATTAAGTCTTTTGTGGAATTAAAATCTAGTTTTTGTAATTTAAGAGCAGTTTTTTGCATGTGTAAACATTGATGAATAAAAATTTAAAAATAACTAATGTTATTATTTAAAGAATATTTATAATGTCAAGTTGTTGTTTAATATTCATACCTATGTTTTCTAAATTATGATAATAGGATATCGGTTTATCAAACAATTCACGATCAACAGCCAAACCAATATAATATAGTGGTTGATTATCAAAATATATAGGGTATATGATATATCCGTATATCCCCTGTTTTTCCAGCGATTGCACTGCGCGAAAACTATCCTTCCCCATTATCTCCCGTAGTGTAATGGGGGTCAAAGTGTTATTTGGCACTCTATTACGCAACCATGTGTAATCTTGCTCGAACAATTGCAATTGATCACAATTAACTTTTTCACAATGTAGCTTAGTAAGTTTAGTAACGTCTATTTGCTCTAATACTTGTCTATTATTTAATGTTACTTGTGTATAAAATAGAGCGTTATTTACAATAATAGTTTTGTGATAAACAATACTAATTAAAATTGTATAGCAATGTTTTTGTCCCATACAAAATTCTTGATTAATTTTATTTAAATGTTCTTGATTATAAGACCTAGCTTGTATAAAAGCGTCAATAATACGTCTTTTATAGTCTTGTTGCATTATCAAATATTTTTGATACGTTAGCAGATAGAAGATACCTAAGCTAATCACTCCTAGCAAAATTACAATAGGATTTTTTTGCAGAAACTTATTTAACCCATAACAATTTTTCAGGATTTTGTAAACATTGCTAAACCCTAACAGTAAATTAGAAATTGAGAACATATGGTAATTGGTAATACATTATTTTAATTGCACTTGATACATTATCGTTTGACCATCCCGATTTTTAAAACATGAATATTCCAAAAGTTGCGAAGGACTAGGCAGTGGATTTTTATTAAACTCTTCGTCTGTAATAATTTCGCTATTTTTTAAAATCTTTGCGATAAATAAACTACAAAACCTACCACGTGAATGTAACACATACTTTTTAAACTTTGTTTGTAGTAAAGACTTAGGTACAATTTCACTTAAAATTGCTAAAATAATTGAATATTTATAATTTTTCTTTTTAGCATTATTGATATCTTGTACTGATTTCTTAATTTGTACTGTTGTTAATGGTTTGGCTTGTTTTATTAAATATAAAATTCTTTGTGTGTTGGTACAAAATGTAAAGATACTATTAATATCATATTCATACAATTGATATTTTCTATCTTGAATACCTCCTAGCCTTTTGAAAGTTGAATACCATTTTTGGTTTTGAGTAAATAACACACTTTCACTTATAATCATAATATTGTTATCAATATTTGTAACCCAAGCAACGTGGTCTAAACGCAATTTATTTTTTGCAAATAAACGAATCAATTTACTGTATACCGCAAATACACTATTGTTATAAAACCCAACAATATCCCCGATTTCTATCAAGGAGGCAAATTGTTTTTTAGTAATAATAATCATAATTTTGTTTTAATTCTACATAATATTACTAAGCCTTAGGCAAATTCCATTCAAACCTCATTGGGGTAAGTATATTGATATCGGACCCTGTACTACCATTATCAAGGAAATAGAAATCAATATTATCATCAAGAAGATAGTAATTTTCGCCCCATGTCCATAAATAACCGTTTGAATCAACCCAGATTGGGTTTACGGCCTCTCCATAGGATATAGTAATCCAAGAAAAAATATTAAATGTGGTTCCCGAAGGAATATTCATTCTAGTGAATAACTTTGTATTTGTACGATTGCCGTTACCAAGCAAGCCAGTAAAATTATAACCACTTGCATAGTAATTACCGTCAGTTCCTTTTACAAAAGTTGTTCCAGCTTTCCATCCATTACTAGATGACATTATACCTCCATAAGCATCACCATATATTATACTATCGACCATAAGATTGCTAACACTTGATCCATTTTGATATTTTGCTTGAGTCGGTTTAAAAACCGATGTACCAGCGTCAATATTAACGCCATTTTGTCCAACATCATTTGTTCCCCAGTTCCATAATGTGCCATCGTTTAACAAAACACTAGCTACGCCAATATTAGCCCCAAGTAAAGCAAATTGTTTTATTGAAAGATTGACACTTCCATTGACTGAAACCGTCTGAGGAGTTAATGCATTGAAAACATTACTTGTGTTTGTGTTGTTTATACCAAGTAATCCACGTGTATTAGATCCTGCGGTTTTAATTTGATCTGGTGTTGCTGTTGGATTATTTGTTTCTCTTAACCACATTAATATTGTAGAATCAGCTCCGGTGCTGGTGGTGCCGTTAGCGACGTTTTCCCAACCACCGTTGTGACCAATTGCCATTATTCTTTTTGTTGTCGTTGCTGAACCTGTCCAAGTTAACGTTATATCTGCAGCAGCATTTGCAACATACTGAGTACCATCACCTAATTGACCATAAAAATTATAACCACCGCCAATTATTTTTGTGATCTTAACTCCGTTAACTGTACTGCCTGTATCAAATTCAGCTATTATGTTTCCGTAAGTACTACCAAGATTCCAAACGTTTACAGGGTTTGTTCCAATCCACGTTAGTTCGATAAACGAACTAATTATATCGGTCGTATTGCCATATAAACCAAGCTGAGCATAATTGTTTCGTCCTGCTCCATAAACTTTTCCATCCGTTTTTTGAAATACAACCCTAGCACTATTATTGCCGTTAAGATCACCATTATTGGATGAATGGCTGAATATTTTTGATACCCCAGTTGCAATTAATTTAGGTTGTGAATAGCTTGTTGTATTGCCAAGACCCAAAGCTCCATAATCATTTTTGCCCCAACCCCAGAGGTTACCGTTATCAAATAAAACTAATCCAACGTTACCAACTAATGCTACGTCAGTAGCTTTACCTGTTTCCGTGTATAAAGATCCTGCTGTAATTCCTGTGACTCCTTTTCCATTTGGGTTTACAATTACTGATGTATCGTTAAAAATTACTGACTGTGGTGCTTCATAAAAGGCCTGTCTTTGATTAAAAATACCAAATGAGCTAGTACGACCAGACCCAGGGTAAATTTTGTCCAGTGCATCTTTTGCTGAGGTTCTAATTGTATAAACCCTACCACCGTTTGTTAAAACAAGAGTAGTTCCAGAAGTTCCACCAATCATTTTTCTGATTGTGTCGTTATTAAACGTTGCCAATCCATCACTTAGAGCCTTTTCAGTAACAGCAACATCTTGAGCTATTCCAGAATAAGAATTAGATAATTTAACAATACCTGCTACACTTGTACTAGCTAAACCTAGCAAAGCAGTAAAAGTTGCTTTTGAAATATTTTTAATTTTTTTTCCAGTTGTATTAGATAAAACTATAAAATCATTAAGAACTCCATTTGTGATATCACTAGTAACATCGCCACTTAAACCAGCTCCACTGACGATTGGAGCGACTGAGGATTTATAAGTTAATTGACTAGTTGTATTTCCGCTTGTACCAGCTTTTATTAAATATGTTACTGTTCTACCATCGCTTATTGTACCTGACAGTGCAGGCAATCCATTAGCATTAGTTACAGTAACATATTTACCAACATAGCTAGTGGTATTACCAAAACCTATTAAATAGGTTGTTTCAAGATTTGTTTTTGTAGCAACTGCTTGCAATTGAGTATCTGATGTTTTCCAATCAGCTACACCAACCGCATTTGAATAACAAATATATTTAGTTCCATTAGTAAGAGTCCATTCTCCACCAACGTCCCATCCTTTTGTAATATCGTCATTTACAGTTGGTATTGTTGATTGATTCAATAAATTTAATTTAGGAAATACAAATGAATCGCCCGTTAAGGAAAATGGTTTAGATAAATTTGTAGTAGCTTGAATTTGAACTAAATCAATACCAATGTTATTTTTAAGATAGTGGGGGCAATTACCTGTTTTATAAAGCATTCCAACTTGATTTAAACCAGTAATTAAGTCAACATAGTTAAAATTTGAATTAGTAATATCTAATTGATTATATTCTATTCCTGATATAGTCTGTTGTGGAGCGGTAGAAATGACGCTCATTATTTCAGAGCAAGCATTAATTCTTAGTTTTCCGTTAGCGTGAGATAGAATATTAATATATCTTGAGTTTGTAATATCAATAAATGTCCCTATGTTTGCTATTGAATCAATAATAACTGTGTTATTATTACTGATTGCATAAGTGCCTTTTGGTTTAACAATGTTAGAGTATAAAGTATTTCTTAATAAGAACGTTGTTGTAACTCCAACTGTTAATGCAGGATCGGATTCAACATTAACATACCCATCGTCACATAATAGTTGCCCATTAAAAGCAGTTTTTAAATATATATTTAAGTCTCCACCATAGGCAAATTGATGCACTCCAACACCAGCGGATGGTATATTTTCTATAGTTACCGCTCTTTTACCCCTTATTGTAACTCCTTGAACCTGACATCTTAAAGTCCCATTAAACCTTATAAGAGGTACTGTTGTGTTTTCAGTAAAAAAAGCTTTCTCAGTGCTATTCCAAGTTGGTCCTGTCATTCTGGCCGTTGTACTTATCCAACTTCTAGCCGTTAGATTAGTAATAGTGTTGCTACTTGCTACATCCTCTGGATCACCCATTATATCACCATCCAAAACGTATGTAAGAGGTGCCCAAGGTCTCCATCTCAATTGTACCTTTGCTCCATTTTTGAAATCAGCTTCGTTGACCAAGGAAATATTAGATTTTGTGCAATCTAACAGAGTTGTTTGTCTAGGGGTTTGATTCCAAGTATTTTGATAAGTTCCTTCGGCAAGAATAATAACGCCACTTGCATTTAATGCATCGTGAGCCGCTTGAAGTGTCATTGGTCTTTCGGGTGAGTAACCATCATTTGTTTTTAAACCACTAAATGAGACGTATCTTTTTAATGCATTTGCAACTCTAGGAGTTATAATACATTCCCAACTAGTACCATTTGATTTAAATGTATTGTTAGTGTCAGTTGCATAAGCTGTTTTATTGGTATATGCAGAAGGAACCAGTGCTAAAATATTAGTTTGTGTATCGGTAATATTAACAATATTAGCTAGTTTTGTTTTTTCAGTATTAGAATATTGCTTATATGTGTTTCCATCCCCTATATGATCCTGAGTCAATACAACAACACCTGTTTGTGTATTTACACTTTCAACCTTACCTCCCCCTCCAGTTTCTACAATTCTTTCATCAACTATACTTTGTAACTGGCCACTAGTAAGGTTAGAGAGTTTTGAAAAAAATGATTTAAACATATTACAAAGTACGATACATTATAATAATTCTGGTTGCATTCGTTTCGTTACCCAAGATAAATCTTACGTTCTTTGTTATAGATGTATAATACTGAAGATTCAACAAGTCAGACCAATCAACTATAGCTCCGCCTTTACTTAATTGACATGCTAACAATTCTATATTAGTGTTGTTATCTTTTATAAAATCTCCAATTTTTAAAGTACATTGCGTATGAGCTCCATTGCCTACTGGGTTTGTATAACCACCATTATCAACAGTATCCGCATAGCAATAAGATATTGTAGATATATTTTCAAGTGATAATATTTTATTGTTTACCACCGCAACAATTGCAGTACCATTGTTAGGTAGATCAATAAAGTTATATGTCTTAATAAACTGAGTAGATTGTAAAAAACTTGCTTCCGACCATAAAATTTGTGCCTCTAAAATTGTCGTTGTTATATGCTTAAATTTTATAATTTGAGTATTTAGATAGTTTGCAACACCATTTATATTTACATTAAATACGTTAGATAGATTAAGATTTACAGAGGAATTTTTTGTAAAAATGCCATGGGGGGCTGTTGTCGTAATTCTAATGGTTAATTTATCATTTTCATAGATATATTTAACACTACTGATTGTTAGAGTGCTATAAGCTAAAGTTGTAATTGAAAGTTCGGAAAGCATATCAAAAAAAGTATATTAATCAATACGAATAATTTTATTTATTTCATTAAATCTATTTTTAAAATATTGTTCAGTATATTGTGCTAAGTCGTTTATGGTGTGTACTTGATTAATTTCGTTTTGTAAGTTTCTTAATAACTGGGACAACTCAAAACCCTTACTATTCACCAAATCTTTTATCTCAAAAACCTCGCCTACTGTTATTGTTTTGTTCAGCAATGCCCCAGTGTCATCATGTAAGATAATAAGGGTCGATATTTTGTATAAAAACCAGTCTTGTTGTTGAGTTTTATAATAATTCCCATCTCGAAGAGTAAAAAACCAATTATCACTTGAATTATAAAGCTTAAGTAAGGTAGACTGTATTTTGTTTTTAATCTGTTGTATTGTTAGTTTAGGATTTAAACGGAAGTATTCTTTATTTTTATATATTTCTACATTGTCAATATAGCTTTTAATTTCGTTTTCTAACTCAATAGAAATGTCTACTTGAGTATTATCAGTTATTGTAGTACTAATGTCATTAATACCACCATACCAAATATTGTCGTAATCTTGAATGGTATTATTAGGTTCGTATTGATTAAAAAATTCCAAAGGAATGGTTAAATCATTGTTTATTGTAACTGTGATTTTGTCGGCTCTAAATAACATAAATTAAATTTTAATAAACAATGTTGTTATTAAGAATATTTTATAATGTAATCGAAATATCATTTAATACAAGTTTAATTTTTGTAAGTGCAGTTTGAGTTTTTGCATCTTGTATTAAAGTTTTTAAATCTTGTGCTTGATTATATAAATTAGCAACTGCAAACCACAAACTATCACTAATAAGCTGTGCTTGTTGCTCATTAACAATTTTTAAAACCGTATTTTGTGCAATAAATTTCCTAGGAAATAGAATTTGTTTCTCTTGTGGTAAAGTATTTTCTTTGATAAACTTGTCTATTAAATCCTTGGCGTCGTTTGCATTGTACAATAACAAGACCCCATTCAAAGTAAAACTGGCTCTTTTTTTTAAATACAAATTGTCAACCTCTAAAATTTTTTGTTGTTTATTGGTTGATAATATAAAAGGTTGTAAATCACTTTCTGTAGGTTGGACTCCTAATTTATTTTCATCCCATTTTGCGATAAACACACCATAACCATCATTTTGCAAAACATAGTCTATTAATGGCACTCCACTTAATTGTTTACTTTGTAAATAAATTTGTATTAAATCATTTGTAATCATAAATTAATTTGATAAACGAATTCCATATAAAAAGGTATTATTAACTCCACCCGCAATTATTGTCGCATTTGCACCATTTAATAGTGCGTATAATTCAAAATAATCTGTTGTGCCATTTGCATATGCGATTGTTGTATTGCCAAATTTAAGACTACCACCAGAATTAACCATGGTTGCTTCAGTAATACTTAGTCCATTTTTAACTAAATAAGCTGACGCTGTCAATCCCGTCGGATTACCATTAGGAACTTGTATCCCATAACCAAATAAATACCAACCAGCAACTAAAGGTGTAAAACGAGAGGTAGTTGTATTAAAATAATTTAAAACATTTTGTGAAGTATTTGGTAAATTAATTTTAGACAAAACGAGATTGCCAATTGTTTGATCAATTACATTATTTGCATAAAAATTAATTTTTGAATTTTGCAAAGTTTGGGGTGTTATAGCTTTTGTTGCATCACTACCTACATTAACCTCCGTTTGTGTTGCCAATGTTACTATACCAGAATTTGCTGTTGTGGCTTGTTTGTTAATATCTCCCAATATTGATAAATCTACAACAAAATGCCACACTTTCTTCCATTTTGTTGTGTCTGTTAATGGATTATTTAAATTACTTGCAACTAAAGATTTATAAATATGACCACTTGTACTTTTTACAAAAATATCAATATTGTAAGATAATGTATTATTGTATAAATTTGCATTTAAGTCAGCCCCTGTATTGTAATCAATAACACTTTGATATAAAAAACTGCTTTGATGTAGTTTAACAAACGTATTCAATCTATACGTTTGGTTTTGTACATAATCTAATGGATTTTGTTGTAAAGAACGCTGTAAGGCTGTGATGGTATAAAACAATCCAGAGAATTCTTCAACAATAGGTATTTTTACAATAACTGTTGTACCATCAGTTTTTTGCAACTGTGCTTCTATAAGATTCGCTACAAATCCATTGTCGAAATTTTCTTGTAACTGCACTAGGTTTGTTGTTTGGGCTGGATTTCCACAAAATTGACCACCAAATTTTTGAACTTTTGCTAAGGCTAGTCAGATTCTAAAAAACAACTTACTGGCTCACCCGAGCCTAAACCTGAAAAACCCTCATCTTGTTTAAGTATAAAATCTTCAAAAGAGGAATCACTACTAAACATGCTAAACAAAGGTATCTCGGTAGTAAAAATAATCATCGTACTAACAATATTTTGCGGTATAGGAAGTAATTTTTGTTGTATTACATATTGCATAGTTTTTTGTAATTTAAAATTCACTAAAAAAAGCATGTCTTCATTATAAGTTGTTTTTATTTTGATATCATTGCCAAATTGATTAAAAATCGCTTCCTCAATAAACTTACCAAAGAATTGAGTATTATTTAATATTATTTTAAATTTAATAAGACTTTTAAAGTCTTCATTTGAAATCGCAAAACCACCACTTTGACTACTAAGAGTGGATGTACTAAAAAAAGGGGGTTGGTATTGTTCTAAATCATTTTTATCTTGAATAAAGAATCCGTTATTTTCAATTGTAATAGGTTCTTGACCAAAAACAAAATACCCAGTATAATCTACTGGTGGACTATAACTTAATTCTCGTTTTATACCTACAATATCACCTATTAGATCAAGTTGCCAATCATATTCAACATCATCAATATTTAATAAATTTTCAAAAAATTGCAACTGTGGTAAAAGTTCTAACACTTGAGTGATAAACAACTCTACGGTTGCTCTTGCATTAGGTTTTTGATTATATTGATAAATTAATTTATCTACATAATACTTGATGGATTCCAACACAACATCACTCATTTATAAAATTAATAATTTAATTCATTTACAATAATATCATCAATTGACAATGAAAATTTATTGTCAAAATTAGTGGGGGTTAAAAAAGGAAACCAAGTTAAACCATTGTCTTTTGACATTAAAACAGTTGATGGAGTACTTCCGCCACCATTTAAAACAATTGCAGTTTGTATAAGATCCATAACTGTTGCCTGATCTACTATAGACCCAATTTGTACCTTAAAATTTTTCACAACATATTCTTTAATACTTAAACTAGGAAAGGTGTAGTTGGAACGAAGAGGCTTAATATCAAATTTGATCTTAATTGATTCAGCTGTTGGACGGCTAAACTTAATATTTATAGCTTCTTCTGGTTTAATAATTGTATTACTATTTTTAATAATAATAATTTCTGGTCTAACAATCGTTACTGATATATTTCCATATAATGGATTGTAAGCCCTATATCGATCAAGAACATTTGCTACTTCATTATTTGTTCCGCCTTCTACAATAGCCCAAATATGTCTTGGCGGTACACCGTTTACAGTTAAAGATAAATCTCGATTTATAAAAATTCTTGCATCGCTAACACTATCAACATCGTTTAACAATGCACTGTAAATAGCCTCCTCTATATTATAAGCGTTTTTAAACAAAGATCGCTCCCTTCTTAATCTCAATTCAAGATCACTTTCTTCAACAGATCCTATTGATGATTGCACTTGTGTATTTGTAACCGATACAATACCATCAACAACTTGTATAGGCTGAGTAATAGTACCGACTTGTGTTGTAATTGATCCGTATGTAGAAGCCCTAAAAAGTAAGTCATTATTACCAATTTGTAGTGTTGAATTATTTATAAGATAAAAAACATTACCAAACGAGTCTTTAACACCAAAAGCAGTAGCATCAGGATTCAAATAATTATCTTCCAAACCACTTAATGTCAAAATTTTATTTGTTATAACTCTAACAATTTGCGTTGTAAAAAAACCATTTTTTCTTTGAACATTACTAATATTTGCTAAATTTTCTAAAGCAATTCCTGTAGCGGTGTTAGGATTAAAAATATTCTGCAATGTTACAAATTTTTCCTCTATATCATCAGTTGCTAAACTAAAAATTTCCACAAGATTTCTCAGGGGGGTATTAGGATCTAGATTAATATTAGAACCGTATATCTCTCTCAGTCTATTTGCAATATTAGTATTTTTGACAGTTAAACTATCTTTTGTAAAACCTTGATCTGTAATTTGTATTGTCATAAAGTAAAATCAATAACGATGTCTTTGTTGATCAAAATTTGTATTATCACAGAACGTCCTAACCGATTATACTTTGCGTTAGTAATTTCTACGTTAGATACATTGGGAACTTGGTAACATACATCTAATATCTCAGCCTTTAAATTGTCAAAATCATTTTCATTTAATTTATTTGACAAATAAAAATCCCAATTAAGACCAGAGTTTAAATCAAAAAAACAATTTCCTTTGTGTTCTAAAAGTTTTGTTTTAACATCGGTTTGAATTTGTTCATTCGATCCATCTACTAGTATAATAGGTATAAACCAGTCGCCATCTGTAGTAATGCTTGTTGTAGACATAAGTTATTTATATAATCCATTTACTTGAACTTGTACCGTTTCAATCAACGGGTTGCCAATAAAAATACCGCTTTTCATTATTGTTAATATTGCAGTTAAAATTTCTTTTTGTCCATATAAGTTATTTTTAATTGCTATTAAATTGTCATCTACTTCAACTTTAGCAAGAGCTGTTTTTAAAGTCGCTTTTGTTTCTTCAATTGCCAAACCGCTTGTAGTATTTTTTAAATCTATCTTAGAACCATCTATTGTTAAACCTACAAGAGCTGTTTTTAATGTTAATTTATTTTCTTCTAACTGTAAATAGGTATTTTTATACCAAGTTTTTACTGCATTAACCACATACTCATCTAAAGTTTGCGTTTCTGGTTTAGGTGATAAAATAGAAAAATAACAATCATTTATATGATGCTTTCTAGTGTTAGCGGGTTTTCTTGTATTCCCAGTTTTAAAATAATCATCCTTATTTCTATCGTCAAAAGACACTACACAAACATCACCGACTTTAATAGGAAATGTCTGACCAGCATCTTGTGTTGCATTGGTTTGTAATGGAACATCGCATAAAAATATCTCTTCAAAAGTTTTCTCACCCTTAAAAGGTAGATCGACTAAAGTAATGTTAGCGGTTTGTTTTACAGGATTAAAACTTTTAATAATCCCTATTCTATGGCAGTAAAATTCTGCAAAAATTTTATCTTGTATTAATTTATATATATCACTGTCTCGTTCTTGATTATTTATCATAACAAAGTTCCATCAAATTTTTGTAATTTCAAACTTGTTTTACAGCCTTGCGTAGAGCCTGTTTTTGTTATAGTGCCCTGTTCTACAATTTGCAAGACTTTATAGTAGCCATTAAAATTAGTGGCATATTTTGAAAATAAATATACTACATCGTATAAATTAATCCTAGGTTCTAAAATTAGATCAATGTCAAGTAAATTCTCAAAACCAACTGGCGTTGTAATTAATCCATGTGAATCATCAATTGTAAAAACTTTATTTTTATATACAACCATTCCCTTACTTGTTTCTTTAGAAGCAATATTGCTTTTAACTGTCAATCTTTGCAAATCTGTAGATACATTATTACCTAAAAAGTCCTTAAGTAATTGCAATGTTCTACCTGTAAATGTTGTAGAACGTTTTAATCTTTCTTCAGCTAATAACTGTATGTCTATATCGCCTTTTTCAAAATCTGTTTTATTTGCCAGATCATTGAAAATAGTAAGGTGGTTAGTACCTTCACTAAAAACTGAGTTATAACTATTGTTATTAAGGTCGTAACCTTCAACAACACAATGAATAGTAGTTTTAATGTCTGCCTCAGTTTTTATAGTAAAAGCTTCTAAAACATTACCTCTAAAACGAATATGACTCTCATCATTATACCCACATTCAAAAATAACCCTACGCCAACTACTAAAGTTTGCGCGACTTTTACGCATTAGTTCAATACTATCATCGTTTAAACCGTATATTGTAAAAGTTGCTGTGTTGTCACCAATCCCCCTTTGTACTAAAAAATCAACAGTAAATGGATACCTGATGGTTATAACATTAGTGAAGTTATTTTTGTTATATTGATATATAAACTTATATCTCAAATTAAACTTTTTACCACTATATTCCATATTGATTATATAATTGAGTCTTGAGAGCCTCCTCTTCACCTATAGAGTAAATATATAACCTCACTCTATCAAGAGTAAAATCGTTAATTTCTTGATCTAAATTACATAAAAAAGGCTCTACTGTATCTTTTGGATCCGATGGTAAACACAGTAAACCAAAAGGCAATATATTATTATAAGCTCCCAGTAAATTTGTTGCAAAAGATAGTGTTAAACCTTTTCTTATAAACGATTGATAAGTAATATCAAATATCCATTGTTGTACACTAGAAAAATACTCTAGTGCAATTTCAATTTGTTTGCCATTAAAATCAATTTTCAATATTTGTTTTGTTTCTAAACCTACTGTATCTATTTGTCTAAATATTGTTTGCATGTTTATTTACCATGTAATAAATAATAAGCAGTTGAACCTTGTTTTTGTACTGGTTTTCCTTCGGTATTTTGTTGTGTTTTTACACTGCTAGCCTTGCCTTTTGCTCTACCAGCATAATTATTACTAGCACTAATATCAATTTGAGAATATGCAAAATCAATTTGTCTAAATACCAAGGTAGCCTCAATCATATTTGTTGCTTCCTGAATATTCGTTGCAACAATTGATTTTAACACAATATTGCGAAGATTTCCACTAGTAAGAGTGTATATATTTAATAAAATACTTTGATTGCGTATAAATGTCAGAAAACTCATTATTTGTTGAGTTCTGGTTTCAAAATCTTTACGAGGGTTAATTGCATTATAGACATTAAGTAACGTTAAACCTCCATCTATAACACCCTTTACTTTTGAATATAATTTTTCTAGTTTACTTTTGATTGCTAATAATTTATTTACTTGAGATTGTGACTTTTTAGGCAAAAAGGTATTTATCATACCAACTGTTGCTGTAATTAAATTAATCATATCTCTGATCTTACTTCCTGAAACAAAAATATCTCCAAACCTAACATGTAATGTAATTTCCAAAGGTTTATCGTACGAAGCATCAGATACATTTCGACCACTTTCTAAAACATGTTCAGTAAACATTTTCTCCGCCCTTATTTCTTCGGATATTACTTGATCAAATCTTAAGCCATCAATCTCTGCGGTGTATTTAGAGTTATCAAATACAAGATAACCTTTTGCTTGTTTTTCAATTGTTGTTAATGTTAAAAAATCTGCCCATTGACCTGTTGCGTCTGGGGTATTATAGTTTTTAATTTTTTTAACAAACGGATTTGAAGTAATTGAACTAATATTCATAATTAATCTAAATAACTTTGATTATTTTCCGCCCAACCCATTTTATCAAGATCACTTATAGCTTGTATAGTTGCATCTGCAACATCGTTTGCATCAGCATTTCCCGTAATATTTTGCGTGATGTTATTGGTTGTGTTTCTAGTATTATTAATATTAACCTCTTTTTGTTCCTTTAGATATTTTTGAAATCCTTCCCATCCTGCCCCACCTATTCCACCGATAACCCCACCAGCAACATTACCAACACCAGGTACAACACTACCTACCGCACTTCCTATTGCGGCACCTTTTATAGCTCCTCCACCAAGAGCTTTTAGCCAGTTGCTTGTATCATTTTTGCCTTCTATGCCAGAGTTAGCAATTTCATTTCCAATTTCCCAACCAAGAAAGCTATAAAATAATTTTGATGCAAGTCCCATTCCTTTTGTTGCTAATGGTTTTTGGTTAGGTTTTGTTATAGGTTGTGTTTTATTATTTCCAAACATAGTTTCTGCATTTTGAGCCTTTTGATAATACTGTTGATCTCTTCGTTTATCATAGAGATCTAATATTTTTTGACCCACTGCAGTTTTTGCAATTGATTTCCAAAGCCCATATATAACAGATAATACGCCTACAACCAATCCTAAGCCTTTTAAAAGCTTTTCAAGATCGAATGCATCAATAAAATCACCTATTACAGATGGAGCTCCCTCTAAATAAGCTAAAATATCGTCAATAACTAAAAATAACAACAATAAACCTTTATGAAGTGGAGATAGTCTGGCTGCAAAATATACAAGTAAACCAAGTAATATTAACAACCCTTTTCTTGAGCCAGATAAAAAATTTATTAATCTTGCCCCCGCCGATGCGACTCTCATTATCGAACCAGCAAAGACCATCATAGCCTGCAATGTACTTTGAATAACGTCAATAACCTCGTCGCCATGTTTATTTAACCATATAAAAAACCGCTCCATTAATAAAGTCAATGGAGGCATAATTTTTGCAACTGCTTGATCTTTTAACTCTGTTAAATTAATTTTAACTTTTTTGATTGCAAAAGCACCTTTTATAATGTCTTCTCTTTGTTTTGTATTTAGAAATCTTCCATTTCCTAATTCATCAAATTGAGTTTTTGTTGTTTTTAAAACATTATACAAATCGCCCACCCCTAAATCTTCAAGTAAAGTTCGAGCAGTACCTCTATCCATTGTTTTGACAATACCTCGTAACTGCTCTAAAACCGCAATAGCATCTTTCCCTTGTGTACTAATACCAAGCATTGCAAAAGGCGTAATGTTACCACGTCCCATTCTTATTTCATCTAGTTTTGATTGCAATGCATCAATATTCGATAATATTTGATCGCTTGAAAGCTTCAAATCAATTTGTTGCCCTGCCTTTGTCCATTTTTGCAATTTTTCTATTGCAATACCAGTTTTTGAAGCCGTATCTTGAAACGAGGACAGGGATCTTGTTGTTGTATTAACAAATCTCTCTACTGCAAAAACCGCCGCCCCGAGAGCTAAGGCATAACCTTTTATAGCTTGTGCAGTTTTAGTCGCCGCCGTATCTGTTTGTTTTAATTTGTTAATAGAGTTGTTTTTATCATTAAAAGTCAATGATATAACATAGTCAACTAAGTTCATTTTGTGTGATTAAATATCATCGTTATAAACTCCCTATATTGCTCGGCAATGACATTGTAATACAACTTAAAAACATAATCAAGCTCAGATTGTAAAATTTGTTCTTTAGTAAAATTATATTTTTTAGCTATTAAAATAATAATATCATCCTCTAGAGTGTTTTTGACTTCAATTTTAGGTATGTATATTTTATTATCTCTTATATATTTTTTTTCGCAGTATGCTACAACTTCTCTATCTTCTTTATTTACAAAATAATCTTCTGAGTAGTTTTGAAAAAAAAACCCTTGATCACTATAATAGTTAAGGCAATACAAATCCTAGTATATATACTTAAATCATCTAACAGCAAATCATCCATTGTCAACCCTTGCTTTCCTTCTGCACTCAACACAAGTAATTCGTTATTCTCATTTTTTTGTATAATTTTATTTTTGATAATAAATGCAAAAAATATTTCTTGCATTTTTTCGTCCGCAAGTAAACCAGATATGATGGGAACTAAAGACAATCCACTTTGTATCAACGCAATGATATTTTCTTTAGCTTGTAAATTGTGAGAATTTATATTAACTGTTTGTAATATATTAGCTACTTCTTTTGCAAGATCTTTTAAATGTGGGTTTAATTTATTTAATATCTTTAAAACATCACCAGTTACAATTTTTGTAACAAATTTATATTTATCAGTTTCAAAAATAAGCTCATCTTTTAACTTATGCGTTACATATTGATTAAAATCACTATATGAAATGGCAAAATTATCTAAAAAATTTTGCATTTCTTGATTTAGTATCGTATCTAATGACTGCGAGTATTCTTGAGTGCTTTTTTCTTGCATATACACTAAATTAATATTAATTAAATTCTAATAAACTAAAGTAGTGTATAAGTCAAGATTAATTACTTGGGAAATCTGATATAATTACAGCCTGCACATTATATTCAGTTGCAGAGCCATCTTGGTTCTCAACGTTATTTACGTTCATATTTAACTTTGCATAACCTTTAATTAATAAGTCCACTGTATATTCACGACCACTTGCCTTAATAAACACTCTGTATGTTGTTGGATCAACGGATGATGTGTATGTTGCAACTATACTATGAAACAATTTTTGCGTTTCACTTCCAGTTTGTAGTACCGCCATTCCTTCTGAAACTGGCGTTGTGGTATTTTTTACAATGTTATAATTACCTCTATTACCAGATGCAATACTAGCATAGTCACCAGTAGAAACAGTAAATTCCATTGCTTTTACAGCAAAATCAGCAATTCTATCCTTACCTAAAAAAGTGAAGGATTCAAAAGATATAACAGCCATAAAACATTAAAATAATAATACAACATTTATTAAATACTTAAAGTAACATCAACAGATAAACTATGTATCGCTCCTGATTTTTGTCCAAAAAGAGTTACCTTTAAAGTTCTGTTAGCTCTATCTGTGATTGGTTGATTTTGAATATCCTCCATAAGTACATAAAAACCACTAGCACGAATTCGAGCTAAAAAATCAGTATCTAACTTTAAGGTATATATTTGAGTTGGTATTTCACCCTGCCAATTTAAGTCAATTGCAAAAATACCATTTTGTCTTATTCTAATTGCTATTTCCTCAGCCGCACTCTTTACAACTGAAACACCCTGAGGGGTTTGAGATATCTTAGTTGTTGTATTCAAAACATTTTGTAAAGTGGTAAATTCACTCTCAATAACGATCTTCTCGTATGGATCAGTTATAAATTGATGTTTACCAAAACTCACGTATTCAACAAAACCACCGTTGTAAGTAAAATAATCAATACCTTTGTTACGCAACAAAGTACGTTTTTCATTAGTTAAAGTTGGATCTGCAGTAATACCAATGAATCTTTTTTTATTTAATGTAATAGATTGACCAGGTTGTAAATTATTTGAAAATAAACCTCCAGCAAGTACAGACACAGCATTATTACCTTGGTTTAAATCAATAGATGGGAATCTAAAATTTGTTTGTTTAGCTATAATAATATTTTCATATTCAGGAATGTCATTAATGCTAGTCAAAGGATAAATAAACATTCTCTCTGCAGTCATAGTATAATCTGCGATAGTTTTTAATATACCATTGCTTGTATACTTTGCCTCTATCTTTTGAGTTGTTAATATACAATTAAAATAAATGCGATCAATATCGGTTAAACCCGCTTCAAAAGCGTTAAATGCGTTTACAATCGTTTCTCCACTTGAATTAGCACCTGCAACAACAGTCCCACCAGCGATATTCAGTAATGTCGAACCTGTCAAATCCGTTCCACCAGCTAAAACACTAAAATTTATTGCACTTTGTTGTCCGTAACTTGTGGATGAAAATTTAATTGTCAACTCATCATCACTTACAAAAGACACTTCAGAAACAAAATTTGATAAATGTAATGATGATAATTTTTTTAATCCATTTGTTATTACGTTTGCAATATCTTTTCCTGCTTGTAAGGGTTGTGTAGAAATTTTGTTAAAACTCAATCCTGTTAGTGAGTAATCATCACCATCAATATTTATTTTAATAGATCCATTTGTCACAGCTCTAATTGCAGTTAATTTTGTAAAAAGATTTGCGGTTGTAAAAGATCCATTAACCGCATCAACTCCATTATATGGTATTAAATATATTAAGGCATTTGTTGCAGTGACAGGGTTTGGAGTTTGACTTAACAAAGATTGTACTATTTGATAAGTTCTACTTTCAACACTAAAATATTGTTCCAAATCCTGTATTTTGTTGACCGCCAAATAAGATTCGGATGAGTTCCAAGTTTCGTTTACCCCAATAGCAATATTATTAACGTTAGGAAGGTTATTAGGAAGTGGTAAAGTTTGTGTTGTAGCATTAATAAATTCGTTCATATATTTTTAAAAAATATTTATTTATTACTTAGTATTAATCCCTGAGTGGAAATTGAATCATAATTAACCAGTTCAAAGGATTCTTTGTACACAACTCTTAATTTAATTGTTGTACGATATCTTTTTACATTTTGCTCGTTTTCAGCAGTAGATCTATCATAGATATTAAATCTATTATTAATGTCTATTATATTTTGATAAAAATCATTTTTTATAAAAGATGTAATCTGAGAATCAAATATTGCATTAAATTTACAATATAACTCAGTTGCCAGATTTCTTGTAATTTTTTGCTCAACTCCATTTATGATAACTAACTCATCTTTATTATAAGCAAGCCAATTCACATCCCAACTTTCAGCAATATGAGATGATCGCAACTCTTGTTGCGTACCATCATCTTTTGTAATAATTTTTTGAGTAATCGACTCTACTCTTGAACTGTCCATTTTACAAATAAAGTTTAGTTTTCCTGTTTGATCCAATTGTATTTTATCCCCTAAATGTAATAATTTTTCTACTTCATTTGCGTCATTAGGTAACATATTATGTTTTATCATAACGTCCCTAAAAAACCCAGTAAAAGTAGGATAAGTTATCATATATTTTTTTGTTCACAACAATGATAAATATAAAAATTACCTGCAGTAAATTCGTTAATAATGTTAAATTTTCTATTGTTATATTCTACATATTGATTTAATTCGAGTGGTTCAGTGGTCATAACACTAATCCAATACGATTCTCTTAGTTCTAATGGTTTTAATTGTAATTCCTTAATGCTTAACTCTAATATCGTCCCATGTTTTAAAATTCTTTGCGTATTTACTGTTTTACTGACTATAGGGCTTCCTTCGGTTATTGTAGAATTATAACGTTTAGTAATGTAATAAAAGCCGTTCAGAGCATTATATGCAGTTAATGTTTCACTAGTTATTCTTGGTATACCTGCCATAAATTTACTGTATAACATCAAAAGTAATAGCCCTTCTCATTTCGCCAGTATCAATTAAAATAGCGTCCGAGCCTTTGTTTTTTATTGTTTGTGGTTTTAACTCAGCCCACCTTCCAAATCCTTTTGTTTCAAAGGATAAAAGAGCGTATGATAAAGCCACGGCCCCTATTTGCCTTAATGTCATTAAAACATCAATTTGATTTATCGCTAATTTTTTCATAACTTTAGCAGTATCACTTGCAAATTCCTCTTGTTTAACTTCTATCGCATCTAAAACTGGGCGACTAGGTATATTATTGACATAAGAGCCTACTGTGTGTAAAAACAATAAATAAGCATTAGTTAAACCATTTTCCCTTGCGGAGCTTCCTATAATACCAAGTCTTACTGTACTTCTTTTTAGAGCATTCCATTTTTCCATCTCTTTTTTAATGTTATTAGTAATCTTAATAGAGTAAGACTTTGTATTAAAAGATGACATAATTAATTTTTTGAGTTTGTGCTAATTCATATATAAAATCATAGTATTGCTGTCCGTAACTATTTTGATAATACCAACCTTGACTTTGTTGTGAGTTGCTTAAAGCACCGCCTCTTGGACCAGTGAAAACACCTTCAAAACTTTCACTAACAGATCCCACGCCTACTGAACGAGAACTAACAAATCTATTTATACCTGCTGCAATACCGTTGTTTACTCTTTTTTTATCGGCAACAATTAAAAACGCCACTAATAAATAAAAGTATTGCAAAACTGTATCAGGATTAAAAGTGTAAAATAATCTGTCAGGAAAAAGCTCTTTTGCAATTGCAAGTTGTTTTTCAATATCACTTTGTAAAACATAATTTGCGTTTGCTTCAAGTCCTAAAAAATCCCAGTCGCTTTCATTAAGCAACGGTTCTTTATTTATGTTATTTGTTTTTGCATTGAATATCTTATGTTTATAATTTTTGGTATCAAGTTGTGAACTTTTATCACCAATGAGATAGTTGACCGTACTTTGCCAGTTAAATACATAATTAAAATCATTTGTATAGTAACTAGCAAAATCTGTATATTGCAAGTTAGAATAGATATCTTTTACTTGCATAAATCTATTGTACTGCAATAAATTTTTCAACAACGCCCACTTGTGTGTAGTGTTTAAAGTTAGGGTTTTGCTCTAAAATATCAAGTTGTTCTTGTGATATTTTACAAGAAACATTTGGTTGCAAAACAACTTCATTAAAAACAAGATTTGCTCCATAGTTATGGATTAAACGAAGTGTAATGCGTTGTTGTTGTACTGAAGCAACGTTTACTACATTTTGAGTATCAACAACCGCAATATTTTCTACGTTTTGCACCTCAGCATTTGTAGGATTTCTAGCCATAAATTAATAAAATAATAATAAAAGAACTAAGCTACTGGTTTGTAAACTCTGTGGAAAGAGCCTCTCGGTGCAAATACTTGACCTAATTGTGCCATTACAATATCATTTCTTATAATGCCGAATTGGTTGTTATACGGCACAATAGAGTTTAGTAAAGTAGGAGGAATTGGTAAGTCAAAGAACAGACCATCTTGCAAAGCAGGGTTTGTACGTTTACGAGTAAAAATATAAAGGTTTTTGTTGCCTTCGTTTGTTTTTCTATTTACAAAATCACCTCTTAAATATTGACTACCGATAATGGTTACTGTTTCGCCTCTTTCAGCTAAAACATCATTATAAGCTTTTACCAACACATCATATTGATATTGCACTGCAATTGAACCATTACTACCATCCAAATAAGTTGCAGGAGTTTGTTTTAATGATTTAAGTACGGTGTCAGGCATTACAATAACGTTTGATATCATATTTGCATTTAAGCCTGTACCAACAGCGTCTGAGTCAGTTTTTGCTTTTACAAATGCAATTAATTCAGCAGTTGTCATTGCACTCAAATCCTTTGACATGCTTGAGCTATCAATAGAAGTTGCATCATTTATCGCAGTTATTGGTTTTATAAGAGAACCTATATTGCCACTTGCTTTACTACCAAATAAAACATATGAAACCATTTCTTGGTTAAATGACTGCATAGCAGTTGCAAGACGAGTTTGGTGAGCAAAATATTTTTCTAATTGAGCCCCAGCAAGATAATTTCTAGAGCGAGCCTCTGACTCAGCCTCTTGAATCAAGTTTGTTTCAATACTAAAGGCAAGATATCTTCTTGAAACTGAAACAGAGTCTGTTTTTTGTTGCAAAGTTTTTGTTGCTCTTAATTCGTCGCCCGAGTTAAAATACATATCCTCTGTAATACCATTATAACCAAAATCATCTGGTGCATAACGTAGAAGAGTTCTTGTTGGTAGAAAAGCATCCCGCCCTACGTCCACACTTGATAATCTTGCAAAATCTTCATCTGGTCGCATTTGCACTATAACATTTGGGTCGATTGCTTGTGCTGTACTAAAAGTTCCAATAGGTCCTGTTGAGTTAAGAACATCGTTAGAGTGTTCCTTTCTTACAAGAAGATTTTTTGAATTCAAGCACTCTAAATCAAATGATGTTTTTGAAAATACATTTACACCACCTTCTTGTAGTACATTTGACTTATTTTCCGAAACAACATATGGTTTTGCATCATCAAAATTTCTTTGTACCGCAGTAGTATTTTCAAGTTGTCTTGCAAACGCCAATTTCGCCGTAGTTTCTAAGTCCATTCCATTTATCATAGAACCTTGGAATGCGTTTTGCTCCATAAAAATAGGCTTGTCAGATTTAAAATTATTAGTGATCATAAATTAAATGAAAAAATATTAAATATAAAGAACGTAATAAACTATACTAAAGTAGTAATTGCATCCGCAATCCCCATTCCAGCGGTTTTAATATTGACTTTTACAACCTCGCCAGTTCCTGCGGATTGGATAAATTTACCAATAACAATATCGGTAGCTCCAGCAGGTTTTACAGTATTGGTAGCCTGTTCGTAAGTTGCATTACTAAGTGTTGTAACACTTACACCTGTTTTCACTGTATATAAAAAGTCGTGTGCCTTATCGCCAAGAGATTGAAATACTGTCACAAATTGACCTTTGACAAATTGAGCTGGTACAACGCCATTTACTGCGATTTGTCCGCCATTTTGAACGGGCATCAGGAAATATTGAGCTTGACTATCATTTTGAGCCGAAGCATCAAGTATAAGATTGTCGTTTAAGTAACTCACAACTTTTAAAGGCATTCCCGCAGTCCACACGCCAGCATAGGTTGATGCAGGGTTTAATTGTGCTTGACGTGTATACTCTGGTATGAATGAGCCGTTAGCAAATCTGTTAGCAGATTCGCCTTGTCTAGTAATAGTAGAAGCAAAAGACATAAATTAAAAATATAAATTAAAAAGATTAAACAAAGCTTGCACCACCATAAGTCATTGTTTTATTATCTCTTTGGTGGTTTTGTGATTGCGTAACCGCTTCTTTTACTGGGTTATGAAAAGATGCGAACGATATAGTTTGGTTACTTAATGGGTTGCTATTTTTTACCTCGTTACCCATTTTTTCGTTTGTTGCATCGGTTTCATTGTTAGTTTCGGAGGCATTTTTAATTTCACCTTCTTTTTTTGCAAGATCCATATATTTTTTTATTCCTTCCTCAATCATTTTTGCAATCTCTTCTTTTGAAACTGCATCTTGGTTTTGTACCTCCTCTGCTTTTTTTGGATCTTGAACGACCACTCCCTCTTTTACAGACTCATCTTGTTTCTCTGCGATGTTTTTAGGGGCACCTTCCACTTCTTGTAGAGCTGGCTCTCCATTAACAACATTTTCAGCTTGCTCTTCACCTTGCTCTGCATCACAATATGATAAAACCTTATCCATCTTTGCATTTAACATTGCGATTTGCTCCATCATTCCGTCGGAGTTTTTAACATTTTTCTTAAACATACATTTTGAATTAATACAATTATTAAATTGAACATTATTAACAACTTGCGAACGAAAAAGCGGGTTTATAATACCTCGATCTCCATCCGTTAAATTGTCTTGTGAAAGTCTTACCTGTGTATCAAATCTAGGGTTTGGTACAAAGGCGATATTGTGAACTTTGAAATTCAATAATTTGTATACACTGCCATCGTTAAAAACAACGTGATCAATATCATTGCTGGGTTTATCAATTTTAACTTGATCTCTATAAAAATGTATAGAAGGACGATAACCTTGTTTCTCAATTTTGTTAATTGTTTCAATGTCGTCTATGATAACCTCACAAGCCGAATAGTCCTCATATCTATATTGTTTATCATCAATTGCAAAAGGCTCATTGATATTGTAGGATTTTACACAAACACCGACTATTTGACTTTGCCCTTGTTTTGTATAAATTTTATCTCCTCTTTCAATATGATCCAACAATGGCTTTAGCCCCTCTAAACCTTGTGTTAATTTGTTGACAGTTGCTTCGGTTAAATATTGTTTATAACCCATATCTGGGTAGTTCATTAAGCCCGCTTGTAGCACTGAAACTATATAAGTTTTTGAACCTTCGGCTTTTCTCATTACAATGTTTTACTAAATTATATTCAGTAATTGTATAGAAACGCAGTGTTGTCAATATAGAAACGGTAACAGCCTAATGTTTTATTGAAAATATCTTGCAATTAAGAAATATATATTTTACATAAGATGTATTTATGTAAAGCAAATGCAAAATTTCTTATATCCTACGAGTTTATTACATATACAAACTAGGTCAGTGTTTGAAGGGGGCGTTTTAAGCTACATTGCATATTCAAGATTCAATTATAAAATTAGTGCCTTAGAAAATACACAACCGTTTAAAGTGTTGCAGAGAAGACATTTTAATTATTGCAGTAATAAATCATCACAAATATTAAAAAAAGACACAACAAATTTTTTTACAAAGGCTGAGATACAAGAATTACAAACGTTGTATTTACAATATACACAAGATATTGATCAACAAAGTAAACAGATTTTAAGAGATTAGTTATTTCAGGCAATATAGTATTAATGTATATCTTATGAACAATGAAAAAATAAAACTAGTCGATACTAAAAAAGCTCAAAATAAGCTTATGGCAATATGTAAATTACATAAGTTGTATTTACATGATATTACACGTCGATTAGATTGTGTAGAATTAGAAATACAATCGATACCTAAACTACTAACAAAAATACTGCCACAAAGCGGAATTCATATTAAGATTACTATTTATCAAAATCACACTTATGAAATGCAATATAACAGTTATGTTACTTATCACTTAGGTTATGTGAGAAAAAAGTGTGGTGAAACCGAGCCAACACGTTTATTATTTAAAGATCACAGTCTAAAAACTAAAAAGATAATATCTAATATAGATAATATTACCAAAGATATTGTACAACAAACAATAACCGAATTTTATATATGATCTAAAAAAATAAGTGTATACGGAAATTGAATTGATGTTGATTATTATTAAGTTATTATGAGTGAAAAGAGTTTAGATGAGATGACAACCGTAGAGATGGTGGATTTTGTAACAAAACACACATACGAATATCGCAAAATATATGAGGCATCATTTAAGAGTAAAGAAGAGCAAAAAATCCATGAATTAGAACTGCAGATTAGCTTTTTTACCAACGTCATAGACTACCCAGAACTTACTAAAACTGAGAGAAAGAAAATAATCAAAAACATAAAGCAAGAAATACAAATTATTAAACAAGGATTGGCTTTGAAAGAAGCTTTGAAAAATTAAAGTGTTTTGCTAGGGTCAAAACATCATTTGAACCCTATAAAATCTATATATTACATTCTATCGCAAAAAGCATAATAAAATCACTATTCCTGTTTTATTATTTGACAAAGTCAGTTATTATTATATTATTTACTTGACAAACACAAATCATTAGTGTATAATTAAAATGTAGTTAAAATTATTATATTGTTATATTTGTATGAACACAACTTCTAAAAACGATTGTACTAGATTAAAGGAAATATTAGAGTTTGCAAAAACCGATCTTGAAATTACTCTTTCCGATCCCAATAATCCTTCTTATATTGATCCGATTGATAGATTTTATCATTTTAAAAACAACAACGATGAGGACGCTAAAAGACTGAAAAAGAAAATAGGTGAAAAAAATTGGGAGACAGTGAGTCACCACTATTTTGATGATAATGTAAAGATCAATGCTGGCGATTGTGCGAAAAAAGGTTACTGGGAAATAAAAGAACTTAGAGGATTATTAGTATGTTATGTCACCTCTGAAATAACGGATCAAAAACTTTTAGATTATTATAATCAAGCTAAGACTCAACTTACTTCTACAGGATTATATTGGGGAGTGATTGCGATTGGAATTATAGAAGACCTTCTCTTCAACGATTCCGTTACTAAAAGACACTATTATTTTATTATAGATAACACCAAAAACTAAATTTTCCGTTATATTATCATATATGTCAAACATTAAACCATTACAAATTCGCAATAAGAAAAATGAACTATACTTGGACTCATATTCGCAATGGAACATTAGGTATACACACTTAAGGCGACATAGTGATGTATATCGAGACGCACAACGAGATTGTTACAGTGCATCTCAGTTCAGACTGACGAACAAGGGCATAGAGAGTCGTGTCGATGGAGAAAATTATTATGTTATCGGAAACATCTTTGAAGAATATTCTAAGAAGTTAAGACAGCAAGAGAATAGATTTGATGAGTTTTATAGTTTATTTAGTTAATTTATATATGAAAGAAGTATTACATATGAAAGAAAAATTATTTAAGATAGATAATGACAATCTTACTAATTTGGTAGAGGCTCTAAAAAATTGGCATTTTCGACATATTTGGACAACCATTATTATTACTCGCCACTTTCCAAGTTTTTTAGTAAAGAAAGAGGTAAGTATTACAATAGAAACAAAACTTCAAGAAGCAATGGCTCTAGAGAGTTTCTATCCCGATACTCCATCTATTTGCCTTGATGGTCATGGTCATGGGTGTTGTAATATTCATCAGATACAACAATGCCTTGAGAATAGTACGAATTTTTCATTCAAATTTGCGCTGAGACAGATATCACGTATTGCAAATGAACTAATTGAAAATAAACCAGAGCATATGACACGTATATTTTTCGGTCGTCCCATTACTCTTGAGGATATTTTATCTAATCTTGGCACTGGTCGCTTAAAGGTGACTATGGACAACACAAAGCTTTGTGTTGAAAATCTAGACAAAGATAATACCGTGTTTATAATATTTTTTTGGGAATTAGGCAAACCACTTCATTGTCAAAGTCGATCCACTTGGGAAAATATAGCACGCATAATTTATACTAATTTAGAAGAACGAGATTAATTTATGTCAAATTTAATAGAAAAATACGGTTTAGAAAGATGCTCAAAAGTGTATGATTGGTATGTTAAAAAACAGAACGATAAAATAATGGATACGACTAACTAATAAACTTATAATAAGTATAACCATTTTCATAAAATGGGCGGAGATTTTCAATATCTACAATCACTGGGCGAGCTACACAACGACAACCAAAATCCTCCCCAGGATTAGCTCTCCTACCAGTTTTTAAATCCACAATAGGCGGATTATCAGAACGAAAAATCTTGCCGTTTAGTTCTTGGTGTTGAGGTCTAACCTTGTTATCCCTTGCACTATCCCACATGTAATACTCAATACCAGATCTTAACATGTTTTGCTCTTGTATAGTCGAAGTTGCGAGCTGTGTTTCTTGTGATGCTAAAAATTGTGCCTTGGACTTTGAAACATTAAATTTACTTTGGATTTGCTCTACCAATGCCTCACTTCTTAAACCAAGATTTACATTGTTCATTACAATTTCTCTTAAGTCAGTGATCTGTTGCGTTGTAAAATTTTTAATAGGTAATTCAAGATTGTTTGTGTATTTGGTTGCAATTTGATCTAATTCTAAATCATTAAATTTTAAATTAATTTTGATATCTTGTTCAGTAAAATTTTGATTACTTTGCTTGATCGTATCCTTCACAATATCCTTATAGGATTCTTTAATTTTTGTTTTTAATTCAGAGAACATTAAATCTTTTGTGATGTTTATTTCTTGAAAGTAGTTTGCTAATTCAAAAGATAAGTTATTTTGTAGTGCCGAGACAGTTGTAATTGCATTTTGTATATTGCTTGGTAACGCATTTGAGTTTATGTACCATTTTTTTTGACTAGAGTTAAAAACCCCTCCTAGTTTTTGCAATTCTTTTGTTATCAAAGTATTTGCTCTATATTCCTTACTATAAACAAAACCAGTCCCATCGTAGATAATTTTATTTGATTTAATAAGTATCAACAAGTCTTCAACACTATTTAAAACATCTTTTTGCTTGTCTATAATAGAGTTGTCTACTAAAATTTTTGCGATCGGTTTATAAATGCTTTTAAAGTATTGGTTTAATAAATCATTTAAATTATTTTTTAGTACAGTGTTAGGCTCTACTCCATTTAAAATTAAATATTTTTTTGTTTTCAGTATTTTTTTAACTGGGTTGTTAAATAGTCTTATCATTTGCAAGATTTAAAAAATTTGCTTGGTCATTTGTTTGGTTAGCCCCCTCTTCTATATTATCAACTTCAATATCCTCTCCAAAAATATTTGCATTATTGACAATTTGTACTATTTTTTTTGTAGATAATTTCCCCTGTACTATCGTTTGAAGATCACCAAGATTCTTAATAATTGCGTCTTTTTTTGCTTGTTTTGTTTGCTCGGTTTCGTTATAGTTATTGTTATATTCCATTTTAAGGTCTGTTAATTCAATACCAAAAATTGCTTTTGCTAAAAGAACCGCAATTTTATGTAAAATAACTTTACTTTTATTTTGCTCTATTACAAGTTTTTCAGTCCATTGTCTATCAACATCTTCACCAGTTGCATTCAGTCCACTTGCTCCTTCTCCATTCCAAATATTAAGCGGAATACCAATTTTTTCAATAAAAGCATTTTTTAAAAATTGTATAATTTCAATAAGTCCAGCAAAAGAAGTCTGTATTTGATTAATAGCAACATCTTTATCCGTGGGCATAAAACCATGTTGCGTTATTGCGTTGCTTACTTTTTTAATAGCTTCCTCAACTTTTGATGCAGAAGCATTATTCATCATCATGGAAGCTAGATCTGGTATTTGTATTTGTCTTATTAACGGCACTTTTTGAATTTCAGTCATTACACGCAACGCCTCTTCGTATCGCCTTAAGTCTTCGTCAACACTTTCAAGAATACTAAAACCAGACCATCTATTTATTAGTCTGATACCAGTATAGTAAGGAGTAAATGCATCATTTGTCATTATCATTATCAGGCTTTGATCTATATCACCACTCAACGCACCCGCAAAAGAGGTAAAAGAATAGCGAGTTTTACCAAGACTAATAACATTGTTATCTTCTTGTTCTTTAATATTCTTGGCAACTCGTTTTGCATTCTTTTTTTGTGTTTGTACAAAATCAATAAAAGCACTGTGTTGTTTGTCAATATTTGCAATATTGACTTGATTAACATATCCTACATTGTATTGTTTAATATCTAAGATTTGCCAAGGATTAAATGCATTCACTTGTATTGTATCCCCCTCTTGTAATTCGCTCAATTTTTTATTAAAATTCAACAACTCTTCTGGTGTTTTACCAAAGCTTAAAACTAAAAAAACTCCCCCGTATAACAAAGTTTGTTTGCTTGCATTTTTGTATTCATTAAAAAATTCGTTAAAAATGTTTTGTAATTTTTGACAGTCCTCTTCGTTTATCATTGTAGTACTAAGTTTAGGGGGCATTTTAAACGCACTTTCAACCCTAATGTCTATTGCTTTTTTTACCATTCCATTTTGAGTCTGTAAATAATCTAATGCAACTGGATTATTAGTTAATAAATCTATCGGCGTATTAAATGGAGACAGAACATTTTTATTAAAACTACCATTTTGATAGTTTAATAAACCATTCATATTACCAAGACTATTTTTTACTTCGTTTGTAGCTTTAGCATTAATCAATACATCAACAAGAGTATTTAACGTTTCAAGTTGCGTATTTAAGTTAGGATTTTCAGCCATATCATTGTTGTAATATTAATGTAATTGATAATACACACATTTTATAAAAACACAAGGTATTTTATTAAATTCATTTTTATAGAAATTAAAGTGTTTTGCTAGGGTCAAAACCTCATTTTACGCTTATTTTACAGGGGTTCATTTTTTTGAGTATTTTCAAACAATACTTGACTTTTGTAATTTGTTAATTTAAAAAAACCCTAGGCAAACAAAAAAGGTTTACAAAATTACTTTCACTAGGACTTTAAGTGCCGTCCTAAACTTACGGTGCCTCATTTAAGGTTCTAGTGAAAGAATTTATCAATTCTATTATGTAAATCGAAGTTTTTAAATTTCAAAACAACCCAGTAAGAACTAAAATCATTAACTGTAAAGAATGGTTTTGTGCGGGTGATGTTTGTAAGATTTTAGATATACAAAACGGCCGAGACGTTGTTGCTAAATTAGAAATTTATGATGTAGAAAAGTCCGACATCATAGATAGACTTAATAGAAAGCAACAATAAAAAATAATTGATAAAACAGTTGGTTATTATCATTTATACCTAAATAATGACCCTCTCACATCTCCCCAAACTATTTGACAAGCATACAGTAGGCAATCTGTAATGTCATCGTGGGCATGAGAGTTATCATGAGTAAATGTCGTGACTTCCTGTAAAAAAGGTGTTGTTATGTTCAAAGATACATTACTATAATAATGATGTTGAACATCTGCACTGGGAAGTTTTACTCTTTGATTTTGTATTCTACCACCTATACCACTAAATCTTTCATATTTTCCCTTATGAAGTAGGGGCGTAGGTTTTATATTGTAATATCTATCCCCCGTATTGCGGGCTTTCAGCAATGTAATGACTCCAGTACCACTACTTGCGTCCTCAATATAACAACAACTCAAATAACCGTTTACCTTATCAGCTCCAAACCCTTTTGTTTGTAAATCATAAGAATTACGATTATAAAACTGTAAAATATTTTTGTCTAAGGCGATCATATCCCACTTACTAAACTGCAAATCAAGTAAATATAAAAAAGCCTCGTTTTCATTATTTACGGCAACTCCCCAACAGGATAAAACAGAGTTGTCGTGACCCTCACCTGTTCTTGATGCAGTATCACACACAATAAAAACCTCACTAAAAGAGGTATTTAGCAACTCATCATTTGAATAAAATAAGAAATGTTCTTGTTTTATGAGATCCCCAGTGAGTTCCTGAGGGTTTTGCATAAATTCAGCATTAAATCGATCAATACCGATTAAACCTACAATATTTTGTTTTGTTTTTTCATTAAATCTATCAATAATATATTCATTTTCTTGGAATGTGATTGCTTTGTTATACCCCTTTAATGTATAAGTTGTTTTTTGGTCAAATTGATAAGGTAACGTGATTCTTAAATATTTTTTATCAACTTGATCTGCATTATGAGCGACATATTGATTAAAATCTTGTGTTGATTGCCTTTGTGCATCAATTATAATTTTTGTAAATTGGTTAATTTTAATATTATCCTCCGTTCTGGTAAAAAACCCTTCACTTTGTCTGAAAGCATTATTTTTTCTTGCTTCACTTCTTATTATGCTATAAGATAAATAATCACAACAATAAATATAATGAAAACCCGTTCCTGTGGGAACCATGGAATTTGTTGTAATAAACAATACTGAACATCCATTACTTAGTTTAATGATACTTTCATTGCAAACAACAAAATTTATTTTACCAAAAATTTTAATAAAAAACTCACTCCGCAAAACCCTTTCAATTTTACTGCGTAACTCCCTTTTTAAATCTCTATTACCAGCAATAAATAAAAACTTTTTATTACACTCACTCCCAAGCAAATAGGAGAAAACAATATTGACCAAGAACTCAGTTTTACCAGTTCGAGGGCTGGCTTCAAGTAAAGCAAGATGTGTATCTTCACTTTTTAAAAAGTGATCAAATTCACAATTCAATAATGTAAAAAGCTTATCGTGATATGTATACTTTGGTTCGACATCCTTTGTAAATTGTATTGCATAATAGAATAGATTATATCTCGCAAGAAGATAGGGGTCTGTTTTTAATTCAGTATTCTTAATATTAATATCAATTTTCATTAGTAATATCGTCAATATTAGCCTCAATTAGCTTTGTGTTTAAAGTATGCAAATCTTGTTTTACTGCTTCACTGACCTGCATCTGTTGGTTATTGTTGTTAATTGTGATTTCTGGTTTAGGTTCGCTTTGCACAACCCCCATTGATTTCATTAACTCTACATCTTGTTTTGTCATTACAGCTAAACTATTTATTAAACTACTAGCTTCATGATGGTCTCGATCCCTTGTTTCAACAATTTTTTTCCCTCCGTTTTCCATTTTAGTAATTTGCGTTGTCTTATTCATTCTATTTTTATTGATCATATCGAAACCTTTATCCAACATTTGATTTCTAAGTTTTGCACCAGATAAGGCATTTTTGATAGTTTCGGTTTTTAACTCAAGTAATATTTTGTCATGTTCAATTTGTTTTAATACTTTCGCTAAAGCTGCTTCTTTGACTGCATCAAGAGCTTGTTGTTGCATAGGGTTATTTAACGCCTTAATATCCTGTTCAATAATGAGTTCTTGAGCCTGTTGATATTCGGGATAATTACCTTGTTTCCACTTTCCTTTTAACGCATAATTTCTAATAGTGGGAAATGATTTTTTATACTTCTCACACAATTGTTTTATTGTATAAGCTCCCGACTCATAATCTGCCTGCAATTCAAGTTTCTCTTGCTCTTTTTGTTTACGTTTTTTTTCACTTTTTTTAATCAATTTTAATTGAGATTTATACATATGGTTGTATTTTACATATGAAATTAGAAAAAGTTAAAGTTTTTATAAAAACAGGTATTAAAGTTTTCACAAAATTTTATAGTTTATCTATAACAATTATTGACTCAATGTCAATATATTTTGCAAGACTTCGTTAATACTATTCTTTATACAAATTTTAATTCTTTTTGAAGTGAAAGTTTTTAATCAGAAAATAAATTGAGATGATACGTTAATAAAAAAGAAGAGATTTTACAAACTTTCAATACAAAAGATGAGTGTCAACAATTTTGTCAAAGACAAGATGCAAGACTCGAAAAAATCCATAATAAACAACAAAGATCTGTAAGAAATAATAACAAATATATTTTTTTTAATGTTTATGCTGGTAAAGATCAATACGGTAGAGATAATGGATTTTTTGACGAAGATAACAAAGTAATAAATTGGTATGCAATATATCACAAAGAAGACAGATGGGATTGTATAATGTACTCGATTAAACAATATAAGGATTTAAAAAAAGAAGTTAATTAAGAGGGGATACCATACTATTTAATAGTAATATTACAAAATCCCCGTTCTTTTATAGCAACCGTTATAAACTCTTTTAAACTTGATAAATCATCAACTCTACATGTAATAGTTATTTTACCAGTTTTTTTATCATCGTGTTCATACTCATCAATATTATCATACTTATCTTTGAGATTGCTTTGCCAATCTTCAACGTCCTCAATATGCAATTCTTCAAGTTTTAGCTCCTCAAGAGGTAACTCTTCAAGTTTTAACCATGTATCAAGATTATCTTTATTAATTGGATTTGTCTTTAAATTAAAAACTTCTAAAAGTGTTTTAATCGCTTGTTTTCTTGTTTTAATTTTAGTATTGTCAATAAACGTACACGGAAGTTTATCTGGTATTTTATAACCTTCATTATATAACTCCATTAAAACATCATGTCTACAATGTCCATCCACAATAAGAATATCATTTGTTTCAGGGTCTTGCCACACATATATCGCAGAGGCAAAACCATTCTTAATAATAGATTGCTTTACTTTTTCGCCATGATAATGATTTTTAAGATCAACTGGTTGCAAATCTTTTAATTCCCGCCAATTTATAAGTTCAGTTTTTGTTATAAGGTTTTGTATTTGCATATTTATAAAAATTAAAAGGTAGTGAGTTAAATATACTAATCAAATAAAAAGTCAATATTGTCATCCGCAAGTTTATTTTTACATTTTGATTGCTTTGATACTTCAGACCAATATTTTACTCTTTCCTCTGCGATTTTTACATATTCAGATTTTAATTCTAAACCTATATACTTTCTATTCGTTAAAACAGCAGAAATGCACGTAGTTCCACTTCCACAGTAAGGATCTAGTATAATGTCATTTTCAGCACTAAACATTGTTATAAGGTAATTAAACAGGGCAATTGGTTTAACAGTGCAGTGGGTATTACTGACTGCAAAATTTGGGTTTTTATTATCAGTAAACTGACCATTTGTGGATTTTTGCATTTGTTTACTTAGAACACTCTCTAATCCAATATTTTTTTCATTAGTGCTAGGCTTACTTGTAAATAAAAACGGACTTGTTTTTTCAGCGTCTTGTTGTAATTCTAGTGTTTTTTTTGATAGTTTGTAAAGTTCGGGGTGGTGTTTTTTAGTCCAAGAATCTAGTGAAAAATAACGTGAGAAGTCGGCTTGATCTTGATAGTGAAAACCACTGTTAATATTTGTAGTAATTTTAGTTGCGTTAGTGTTATTTGAAGTTTTAAAATTATGTTCGTTAGGTCCAACGCTTTTAATATTTTTACCAACATCTACACAATCATCACTAACCAATAAATTTGGAGGAAAGCGACCTTGACTTGAAAAATTTCCCTTATCGGGTAAATTAAAATTATTACCCCCTATACCTATTATACTAGTCTTACCTTGATTTGTTTTGTATAATGCCATATTTGGTCTGTAATTTGGTTCATTTTCTAAATTTTCAATTGGTATTCTTACCTTATCTATGTCAATTCCACCACTGGCATTCTTGGTATAAAAACATAAATCTTCCTCTTTTATACCATTATCAAGTAATGCTTTGCATTCATTATACCACGTTAGGGCTTGTTGGTACTTAGCTCCTTGAAATGGTTTTTGAGCCACAACAATTACTTCTACGGCTGGTTTAAGTGAATTTGAGTACAGACCGTCGCAGTATATTGCTTCTTTTGTTAAAGGTTCTGTAATATCAAAATTATTACCAAAGTTACCAACACTTGTAAAATTAGCATTATCTCTATTTCTTTTATTAACATTAATTCCAGTAATATTACGTACAACATTAAAATACTTATCAATGCTTTTACTATATGAACTTGCCTTTGGAAAACCACTAGTATACGCCCAGTAGATAGGGCTAAAATTAATATCAAAACCCGCTTTTAACAGCCTATAATACAAAACCGCTTGTAAATCCTGTCTTGGTGTAAATGTGGTTATAAAATAAGATCCTGTTTTTAATACTCTATGACACTCTTTTAAAAAATCAACAGTGGGAAGAATCCATTTTTTATTTAAAAAATCACCTTTATTATTCAGGCCTTCCTGTATCATTTTTAGAGCGTCTACGTCATTAAGAGCGTAAGGTATGTCTGTAAGTGTAAGTGATATTGAATTATCTGGTAATGTCTTTAAAAAGTCAATATTATCTATATTATAAATTTTATTTACTTTCTCTTGCATATTTTTTAAAATAAACTATCTTGTTTTTCATCTTAATTTTTTCAAAAAACTTCATTATATCCTCGTGCTTGGCAACTATCTTTTTCATTGCTTCTTTATCCTTAAGCAGTGGTGGTTTTTTAGGTTGTGAGTTAGGTTGTTTAGGTTGGAATATTTGTTTATTTTTTAATGGTTTGGATATCATATATTGTTGCTTCGTTAATAATATCTTTTATTTTAGTGCCATTTATTTGTAATTGATAATGTTTTTCTTCTTTATGAGCTTTAAAAACGATATCGTCTTTTTTAAAAATATCATTATATAGATAAGCATAAAATTTTTCTCCAGTTTGTAGTCCATTTACATTTACAACCTCTAAATCAAATCTTGTATATTCGTCTTCATAATCTAATCCATTAATTTTATATAATCCGTCCAATCTTACTGGTATTGTTCTATCTCTTGTTGATTTTGCTTTTTCTTTAATAACATCTTGCGAGATATATTTATCTTGATATGTTATACCGTCAGTGAAATTCGTAGAATTTTTTATCACTTTATCTTTTAAATTATCACTATCCTCTTTAATATATCTAGCTTCTGGAATTTTATTGGCAATTTTATCAATAATTTCTATCCATTTTTTATCTTGCTCTTTATCTATATAGTGATTGATGGTTTTAGAACCAAAATAACATAGAGCTACAAAACACCCTAAAATTAACAAATGTTTACCTTCCATACGATTAATAATAGTTTGCAAAACTTTGACAATCTGGGCTTCTATTTTTGATGACCCCTTAGAAACGCTAACCACAATTATTTATGACATTTTTCCTCTGTATTGAAAAATAACATAAAATCCAAAAGGTTTTTAAAAATTTTCATAACTTTTCTTAGCACTTTAATTTATAACTTACTATGTAAGTTATAAATTAAAAATTCTACTTTGTCAAGATATTTTTTTATTTTTTTTCAAAAATTGGGGGGAATAAGTATATAATTACCATAAATTTTATTTACTTTATCTTGCATACGATTAAGATATAGACCTTATCGGCATTACAATTATTTTATAATCTTGTTTTGTGTCTTTACTATCATAAACTGGCAAAAACATAGATGGTCGAGTTGACTCAGTAAACAAAATCCTACATTTTTCGGAGTCGATAGCATTTAAAGTATCCACTAAATAACGATAATTATAAGATGTAGTAAATAAATCTTGTGAACTGGACTCACACTGCATATTGTACTTTGCCATGCCAATATCGGAACCAAGATTTTTTACACTTCTATTGGCTTCAATTTCAAGAGTATTCTGTAAAAAATTTAATTTAACAATATTATATGCAGAACCAGAAAAAATAGCCGATACATTGTTGATAGCTTTTTGTAGTTCGGATTTGTAGAGAGTAACTTCAAAGTTTGAATTTTGAGGAATAACTCTTTGATAGTTAGGAAACTCACCCTCTATTAAATTAGAAACAACGCTGCAACCACCAAAACTAAACTTTATTTTTGTTTTGTTAATTTCAACTAAAATCTTTTCATCCTTAGCCATGGTAAGAATATCTACAACTTTTTGAATCGACCTTCTTGGTAAAATAATTTGCTGAATATCACCGCTTGAATCAAAGTCAAGAGATTGAATTGATAGTCTATGGGAATCAGTACTTACAATATTAAAAGATTTTTTATCTTGGGCGTTTTTTCCGTCAAGATCAAATAGAATTCCGTTAATATAAAACCTTGCCTCATCAGTGCAAACCGAAAACTCGACTCTCTTTATTGCACCAAGAATAATGGAGGCCTTAATTGAAAAACTTGTTAGGTATTCAAGATTTCGTGGAGATGGATAGGAGCTTGCCGGTATACAATCAAGCAAAAACTTGGATTTTGATGCCTTAACAACAAAAACCTCTTTATCCTTTGTCTTTAAAAATTTACACGAAAGACTCTCCTGCGATGTTTTTTTCAATATCTCGTTTAATTTTATAGCAGGAACAGTTGTTGTAAATGGAGCTGATTTTGATTGAATCAAACTTGCATCTATAGTTTGAAGACAAAAAATATCAGTATTTGTTGTCTCAAGCTTAAGACCAGAGCTGTCAAAAGTAAGTTTTATATTTTGTAAAACAGGAGATGCTGATTGAGTTTTTGAAACTATTCCCGAAACAAAAGCAACGGCCTTATTTAAAACGTGACCTTCAATTTTAAACATATAAACCCAAAATAAATTAAAATAATTAAATCACCAATCTTTACCAAACAATTTTTTTGCATCTTTTGTCATTATTTTTGCCATAAGTGCATATTGCTCTTTTACAATTACAGTGTTGTTGCAATTTTGCGACTCACATTTGTTGTTTGTTATTGCATTTCTATAGTCATCCCCATATTTAGCTACATTCTTTTTCTCTTTAATAGCCATCTTAGTGAGATCTTTATAAAACATCATCATTAGTTGCTGTTCTGTTTCTAAGTTACGGCATTTATAACACCAGTAAAGATGTTTTAAATTGCGAAATTTTTTCATTTTATAATAAAATAAATAATACTACTATAGTATAAACAT